GCAATAATTGTGGAAGTGGTCTTCCCAAGTCCCATATCGTCGGCCAATATAAATCTTCTAGTACTTACTAATTTTTCTATTGCTTCTTTTTGGTGTGATAGTGGTGGTCTGTGGTCGTATTTAGAATAGTCAATATTAACCTCATCTACCGTTTGTGATTTAATTAAAGATGACTTAGGTACCCAAAATTCGGATAGAACATCCTTTTCAAAAAACTTACCCCAGATATGATATGATTTATCTTTTTCAACAAGTAGTTTTTCAATATAAACTTTTTCTGGTGTTTCTAACAAATATCTTTCTTGTGCAAATTTCTTTGCAAAATAAGGGTCAAGTTCAACCCACTTACGAGCAACCTTTGGTTTTGTATCAAAATACGTTACAACGTATTCCGCTTGAGTTCTTGTTGGGTAAAACTTTTTATTAGTTTCTTTTTTGGTTTTCATATAAAGAATATGGTTATTACCTCCACTATATGAATCCAACAAATCGAGTGCTTTATGTTCTATTAATTGTTTTTGTAATTCCAAAATTGCAAGTTATAAATAAAAATAATAATAAAAACAATATTTATCAATAAATAATACAAAATGCAAAATAGACTTCCAATAACAAGACTTGGTAAATTTTTTGGGGATAGTGATTTTAACCTTGAGCTTGAGATGGGCCAAGAGTGGTTAATTGGTGATTTAAATTTTACTTGTGTTCTTTACAAAGTTGATAAAACAAAAACAAAAACTGATGATGTTTATGGTGAAACTGTATCAGACGGTATTAAATTTTTACCGCCAATTGAGTTTGGAGCATTTGTTCAAATTGCAACACCAGAAAATAAAAATGTTGGTTCTACTAAAAACGTACAACTTGAACCAGGTAATATAACAATATCTGTTTATTTAAAAACACTTGAAGAACTTGGAATAGACATTGACCTTGGTGACTATGTTGGGTACTACGACACAGAAAATTTTGTAAGATACTATACAGTTGTTAATGACGGTAGGGTTGTATCTGATTTTAAACATACATATAAAGGATACAGACCTTTTTATAAAACAATTGTTGCGGCACCAGTCGGACCTAACGAATTTAGAGCATTATAATAATGGCATTACCAAAAAAAATAAAAAAATACATTCCGTTAACCGAATCTAAAACTCTTTTACCACGAAGAAGAGAACTTCGTGATATGATAGAAGCTGATGGAACATTCTTACCAAAAAGTTTATTACACGCTGATTTGGATAGGGGGTTTTTAGATTTTGTTCGTGATGAATTGAAATGTGTAGTAGAAGGAAAGACTATCCCAATGATAGATATTTTAATTACAACACAAAATTGGTCACAGTTTGTTGAAACTTGGGATTTCCAAAACATCGACAAAAACACCGAACCACCTTTTATTACAGTGATTAGAACACCGGAAGTTAAATACGGTAACAACCCCTCAATAGTTTATACAATACCTAATAGGAGATTGTATTTTTACGCTAAAGTACCAACTTGGGATGGAAACAAAAATGGTTACGACATTTATAAAATACCACAACCAGTACCAGTTGATATAACTTACACGGTTGCAATTATCTGTAATAGAATGCGTGAAGTTAATAGATTTAATCAAACTGTTATAGAAAAGTTTTCATCACTTCAAGCATATCAAACTATTAAAGGACATTATATTCCAATTAAAATGAATAATATTTCTGACGAGTCAGTTATGGACTTGGAAAAAAGAAAATATTACATTCAAAAGTATGAATTTACAATGATGGGTTTTCTAATAGATGAAGACCAATTTGAAGTTAGCCCGGCAATCACAAGATCTTTCCAAATATTTGAAACTGAAACTCCATATAAGAAAAGAAGACAAAAAAGAGCACAACCACCAGAACCAACGGTTTATGATGTTGTATTTCCAGTAACAACTGATGAGGTTGAGGAATTATTTAATTATACATTTAAAATGAGTTTAACCCAATCAAATAACATTAGTTCGTTCCAGGTTTATATAAATGGTGATTACTATGGAAATGATTTAACCGAAATACAAATTAACACAAATGATACAATTTTATTTCAGATTGTTAGATTAGATGCAACACAAGTTGCTAGCTTAGTATATGTTGAGGTTCTTAATTAATCTTCACCGTATATATCTTTTTTTTCTTTACATTTTTCTAAAATAAGACCTTCTAAAAACTTATACATTTTTAGTCCACGTTTATCACAATATTTTTTTAAGACATCGTGAACGTCTTTATCAATCTTTAAATTTTTAATCTTTTTTTGTTGTTCTGACATAGGTAGAAAAAAGGTAGAAAAAAAACATACCAAAATATAAATAGTTTATAATAAGTAAAGTTTTTAGTAAAAAGGCTAATATTTATATTAAAATAAATGAATAAATTAAAAAAAGACAATGGCTACTAATAGTAAAGTTTTTGTATCACCAGGAGTTTATACATCAGAAGTTGATTTGAGTTTTGTTGCTCAAAGCGTTGGTGTTACAACTCTAGGAATTGCCGGAGAAACAATTAAAGGTCCAGCATTTGAACCTATCTTTGTTAGAAACTACGATGAATTCCAACAGTATTTTGGTGGGACATCACCAGAAAAATTTGTAAACACACAGATTCCTAAATATGAATCTGCTTATATTGCTAAGGCATATTTACAACAATCAAATCAATTATTTGTCACCAGAATTTTAGGATTATCTGGTTATGATGCTGGACCTTCTTGGTCTATATTAACTAAAGCAAACTTAGACCCAAAAACTTTAGATTATTGGTGTTTAAGTGCTGGTACTGTTTTGTGTGAACCAGCTTGTGTTATTAAAAAAGAATTACCTTTTACTGTTGAATTTAGTGCCTGTACATTAAATACTGGTTTTGTTTCATACACAACAAGTTTCCCAAGCGACATTCAAAATATATTAACTTCTTCTTATGAAGAATTTGACGGTGATTTATCAACACTACAAACACAAATTAATGCTTTAATTTCTGATGTAATAAATAGTAGCAACCCAACTGCAGCACAGAATAATTTTATTAGATATTTTGGTTCTGTTCCACAAGCAGATTATAATAGTTTATATGCTGGTGGTTACACAGCTGAAACAAATGTATTTGCGGTTGACAATGTGGTTTTTGAAAATTCAGACCCAAGTTCACCACAAAACGATTCTTGGTATTACGCATTATTTCAAAATGCTGGAAGTGGATTATATTCTGGTTTTTCTTTCTTTACATCTGTTGACAATTTACAACAAACAAATGTTTATACAAGTTTGAATAATCCTTTTAATCCTTTATTACTACCAACAACAACAACTACAACAACTGGGAATTTTGGTCCTTATAATTTAGTTGTTAGTGTTGCACCAGGATCAATTGTTGTACAGTTTTGTTTATCTTCAACATTACCAGTACCAAATGATGTAACATTATCCTTTGATGCAACAATAGATGTAACAAGTGGATTACCAATATTAATTAGTGATTCTGTAACAATCGAAGCTGGTGAAGTTAGTGGTTGTACTATTGTTAGTTTCCCCAACGATGACTACCAAAGATTGGCAGGTACTGGTTCATTAAGTAATTTAGTATCAAGTGATCCAGCAGAGTTAAACCCGAATGATGTTACAATTAACCTACAATTTATTTGTGACCCAATTTTACCAACAACTACTACAACAACAGTACCACCAATACCAAATGTATGTTTTACAGGTTCGGTAGTTGGTATGATTTATTATTATACTGGTTCATCATTTACTGAATACGATGATTTAGTTGTTACAACTTTACGTTCAAGAGGTATTTCACCATATTCTGACGGAACAAATCCAATTTATGAAGTTACTGGTGTAACTGATGTAACAATTGATATGACTGGTCAATATAGTGGTGTTCTTAAAAATCCATTCTTACCATTTAGTGTTGGGGTTACTAACTATGATGGTAAAGAATTTGACTTTGAAGTATCTTTATCTAATAGTGATGCTAAAAACATTAATAAAGTATTTGGTCGTGGTAATTTTGAAAAACCAAGAACTCAAGTTCCTTTGATGGTTGAAGAGTCTTATTTGAACTTACTTAACTATGCTTGGAGTAAAGGGTATATTAGAGGCTTGAGTGCTGAACTTGTTGTAAGTGAAGGAGCACAAAGCAATGATTTAAACAGTATTGGTTACTACTTAGAAAAATTCCAATCACCAAGTACACCTTGGGTTGTATCAGAATTAAGAGGTACAAAAGTTTATAACTTATTTAAACTATATACAATTTCTGATGGTAATAGTGCTAACACAGAAGTTAAAATATCATTTACTGACTTATCATTTAATAACGAAACGTTTACTGTTTTAATTAGAGATTATTTTGATACGGATGCTAATCCAGTTGTGTTAGAAAAATTCACAAACTGTTCTATGAATCCACAAGAAAACAATTTTATTGCTAAAAAAATTGGTACATTAGATGGTGAATATGAATTGAAATCTAGATACGTTCTTGTTGAGATTAACGAAGATGCTCCGATAGATGCAATTCCTTGTGGTTTTGAAGGTTATACATTTAGAGAGTATCCAGGTGGAAAATCACCATTCCCAGTTTATAAAACTAAATACTTCACACCGGGTGAATTAGTGTTTAACCCTCCTTTTGGTTTATCTAGTGGTGGTGATGACGCATTTACAAGTCCTGGTGACAACATTAGAAGAACATACCTAGGTTTAGGTTCTTATTGGGGTGTTGATACTGACTTCTTCCAATATAAAGGAAAAAGAAAACCATTTAATTTATGTACTGGCGAACCTTTTGATTGGGATTTCAAAACTAAAGGTTTCCATATGGACCAATTTGCTAGTGGAATCACAATTTCTGGTGCATTTGCATCAAGTGGTACTTCAGCATTTGAAGTTGGTGACGCGTCGTTTTCTTCAGAACCTACTGACCCAACTGACCCATATTACAGATTAAACGCTAGAAAATTCACAGTAATGGTTTATGGTGGATTTGATGGTTGGGACATCTATAGAGAATACAGAACAAACGCTGATAAATATACTTTGGGTAGATCAGGATTCTTAAATGGTGCTTGTTCATCTTTACGATTCCCTAAAGGAAAAGGTAATGGATTGTTTAAACAAATTGCAATCGGTGATGGAGCAATAGAATACGGAAACACAGATTACTATGCTTACTTGTTAGGTATTAGAACATTTGCTAACCCAGAAGCTGTAAACATTAATGTATTCACAACCCCAGGTATTGACTTGTATAATAATAGTGACCTTGTTGAAAAAACAATCGATATGATTGAAAATGAAAGAGCGGATTCACTTTATGTTACAACTATGCCAGATTATCAAATGTTTGTTGCAACAACAACTGAAGGTGATAACTTTATCTACCCTCAAGAAGCTGTTGATTTGTTAGAAGAATCAGGAATTGATTCTAACTATACTGCAACATATTACCCTTGGGTACTTACAAGAGATAGTGTAAACAACACACAAATCTATATTCCAGCAACAGCTGAAGTTACAAGAAACTTGGCACTTACTGATAATATTGCATTCCCTTGGTTTGCGGCAGCAGGTTATACTCGTGGTATTGTAAACTCAATTAAAGCTCGTAAGAAGTTAACACAAGAAGACAGAGACGTTCTTTATCTTGGAAGAATTAACCCAATTGCTACGTTTGCTGATGTAGGTACTGTAATCTGGGGTAACAAAACACTTCAAGTAAGAGAATCAGCACTTGATAGAATCAACGTAAGAAGATTGCTATTACAAGCTCGTAAGTTAATTTCTGCTGTGTCTGTAAGATTGTTGTTTGACCAAAACGACCAACAAGTAAGACAAGACTTCTTAAATGCGGTTAACCCAATTTTAGATTCAATAAGAAGAGATAGAGGTTTATATGATTTCCGAGTAACAGTTTCTAACGACACTGAAGATTTGGATAAAAATCAAATGGTAGGTAAAATCTACATTAAACCAACTAAGTCTTTAGAATTTATTGATATCACATTCTACATTACACCAACTGGTGCGTCGTTTGATGATGTATAATAAATTAAAGATTATTATAAAGTGGGGGTCATTGATCCCCATTTTTTATTTTATGTAATATTTATTAATATGA